GTTATCTGGGTTCTCTATGTTTAGTGCGTTATTATAATTTGCAAGTGATTCATTATAATTTTTAGTTAACAGTTCTTCTTCTTGCCATATAACATCATCTTCAGATAAATCTTTCTGATTAGTATTAACTTCTATTGCCGTTATCGAAGCCTCATTTAATGATAGGTCTGTAAAGAGGTCTGTTGATGGATCTATTGGAGTGTAAAGACCATTAGAAGCCTGTTGTGATATTACTGATATTTCACCATTAACAACAGTAGTTGAATATGTATTACCGTCAACTTCAAATGGTTGGCTATTTGTCTGTGACATTAGTTTTTGTTGTAAATGCGACTTTTCGGAACACTGATTCCTCTCATATCAACGAATCTTTCAGTTGGTAATTGTGCCACGTCCGTCCATTCTGATTCTGGAATACGATATGGTTGACCTCTAACACCAGCATAAAGATATTTATGCAAAGTTCGGGGAGGAACAGAAATCGCACCTTGAGCAGAGTTATTTAGTAAGCTCATTGCTAATTCTTCTCTTTGATTTAGACGTAGATAGTGTAAATTACAACCTAAAAATCCACCTGTTCTCATTTCAATCACATATGATAGAGGATGCATGTCATAATATGGTTGTTTTGTCTGTGCTTGATATGTAAAAAAATATAATTGGCCAGGAGAAAATCCACCTGTATCTGCAGCATCATCATCAAAGTTAGTAGATCCAAGTTGTTGTATTAGTTGTTGACGAAAGAAATCCTCGTTGACTTGACCACTAACTTTATTCAATATGTTTTGAAGAATACTCATCGGATTCCTAATTCTTTTTCAGTCATAATTTTAAATTCTAATTTGCGATCATCACAAAATTCTTTTGCTGCTTTCCATTTTGCTTGATTCTTCACATATGTGATTGACTCATTAATAAGAGTTTTCCTCGACTTGCCTTTTGTTGCTTTTGGTTCTAGAGTTTCTCTCATAGGCTTAACTTCAATCACTGATCTACGGATATTACCTTCTCTATCTTTATATTTAATGAAAAAATCAGGGAAATATCTACGAACACGGTTAGTTGTTGGATCACGATAGGGTATAAAAAACTCTTCTGATGACCATTCAAGGACATTTTCATTCAAATCACAGTAATTCATGAATTTTCTCTCCCATAAAGACCTATAAATAATATTATGTTGATTGCCTTTATATTTTTTAGGATTAGAAGGTTTATATATTCCTTTATAACTCATACATAGTATTATAACCCTAGTTTATTTATCGTGTCATTTCCAAAAGATACAGAATTACAACCAAAAAGTATGTTAGATGTTCGGGATCCTATATCTCGTGTGTCTCTTGATACTTTTTATCAGGTAACATTTAGTTTTGGAAAACAGAGTAATTGGTTTAAGGGAACAGCGTCTGGTGGTAAAAAATTTGATGGTCTTGATTTCAAACAAAAGATGAATTTGTTATGTACTCAAGCTGAGATTCCTGGCACGAGTTACCTGACAACACAAGCTGTTGGACATCATCAAGGTATTCAAGAAGTTTTTCCAACTTTAAGACAATTCCCACCTTTAAATTTAACTTTTTATGTTGATGCTGATCATCTAATTTTAGAAGTTATAGAAAGTTGGATGTCTTATATCAATCCTTTATCAACTAAGAGTGCTGATTCCAGAACTTTTGGTAGATTAAATTATCCAGAAACTTATAAAGAAACAATTCATGTTTCTAAGTTTGAGAGAGATACATTTGTAAAAGGAAAAGATTTTGGTGGCAATCCTAGAGCTACCACTTCAGCTTCACATTACGAATTTGTAAATGTTTGGCCACAAAATATGCAATCAATAAGGATATCTTATGGACAATCATCTATAATGAGATGTTCGATTGCGTTAGCATATGATCGATTCTTTACAGACTTCACTTCTCATCAGAGTGGAATTCCTGTTGCGAAGGGAGATCTTATTAATAGCGAGGTAGATTGGGATATTCAAGAGATACCAACTTTACCAAACGGAAACACTGACTGGTCGCAAGCAGAAGTTATCGGATAACCTCATAAATAAAACACTGAATAAATTATTATGCCATTACCAACTGTTGCAACTCCAACATACGAGTTGAAATTACCATCATCAAATAAAAAAATTAAATATAGACCATTTTTGGTCAAGGAAGAAAAAGTTTTAATTATTGCATTGGAATCAAAGAGTCAAACTGAGATTACAAATGCAGTGAAAGATGTTTTGAAACAATGCATTTTAACCAAAGATGTTAACATCGACGCTCTTCCTACTTTTGATATTGAATATATCTTTCTGAACATCCGTGCTAAATCAATTGGTGAAGCAATTAAAGTGCGAGTCAAATGTCCTGATGATCCTAAAACAGAAATTCCTGTTACAATATATGTGGATGAAATAAAGGTTGTTAAGTCAAAAGAACATAAAACTGATATTGTTCTTGATAATAATATGACTCTTCGTATGAAATATCCTTCCATTAATCAATTTATTGAAACTAATTTTGATACGGATGAAGATCCAAAAGAGAGTGTGAATAAAACTTTTAAAATTATATCTGAATGTATTGATCAAATCTATACGCAAGAAGATGCTTGGGATGCTAAGGATTATACTTCAAAGGAAAGAGTTGAATTTGTTGAACAATTAAATTCAAAACAATATAAAGAGGTTGAAAAATTCTTTTCAACAATGCCTAAATTATCTCATAAGATTGAGATAACAAATCCAAATACAAAGAAAAAGAGTACTGTCGTTTTGGAGGGACTAGCTGATTTTTTCGGTTAAGTATTGCACGAGAGGATCTTGAATCCTATTATCGTATCAATTTTGCTCTCATGCAATACCATAAATATAGCTTGACGGAGCTGGAAAATATGATGCCTTGGGAGAGAGATATTTACTTAGCTCTTCTTAAAGATTATATTGAAAGTGAAAATCTGAAGAGACAACAAAAGGAAGGCGCCCAAAAGTATGGCTGAATCACAAGGATCACCAAGAAGAATATTAGCGGCCAAGTTTTTCGATAAAGTTGCTGAGATTGATCAGATAGCGAATACTGCCTTAGCTAATTCAACTGCTTTGCAATCTGAATTAAATAATGTTCAGATGGATTTGAGGAGCCTAATAGAATCTCTACAGGTAAATTTTGATTCTGGGGTTCAAAATATCCAAAATCAAATTAACGAAGTTACGAATGTAGTTATACAAGAACAAGACACAAGAAAAGCAGAAACAGAAGTTTTACAAGAACAAATATTTGCACAAGAGGATCAATTACAAAAAGACGTAAAGGGTAAAAAAGCTAAGACAATCTCAGCTGATTCTTTCTCAGGAAAATTGAATCAAAAACTTAAGGAGAAAGCGAAAAAAAATTCAGGCGTACTTGGACTTCTTGGTGCTAGTGCAGGCTTGACTGCTATGTCATCTTTTAATTTTGGAGATGGTAACAAAGATGGTGATGGTGTTTGGTGGAAACCGTGGACTTGGAACAAAGGAGATGAGGATAAGAAAGAAGAGGTTAAAGAAGAAGTTAAAGAAGAGGTTACTCCAGTAGTAGAAACTAATAATGAGGATCTTGACGTAAAAGAGGAAGTAAAGGAAGAGATAAAAGAAGAAGTAAATGAAGAGATAACATCAGATACTTCAGAAGATACAAATACATTAACAATGACTGATCTTGACACTTCTAATCTCGATCTTTCTAATTTAGTTAAGAATGAACCAGTAGAGGAAGAGGAATATAAAAAATATAAAGTATATAATTCATGGGATCCCGAAAATTATAGAAATACCATAGAAGAATTGGTAGCAAAACATGGAGAGGATAGGAGAGAGGATCTTACAAATATGGTTATGAGACAAGTTGAAATTCGTAAAAAAGAACTTACAAGAGCAAAAGATTACAATCCACTCTTGGGTCAAGTTTATAAAGCACCTTTTACAATAGAAGAGGTTAATGACGCATATGAAAAGGGAGTGACACTCACCCCAGATCGTGAAGTTTATAAATCAAACGATGAAGTTGTAAATGTAAGCGACAAAAAGAGAGGTGAAGTGGCCACTTCGACTAACTTAGTTAAATCAGCAAATTCATCAGTGGTTGTGATAAATTTTGCTGAAAGTAACTCTCAAAAAGAGCTGTCGGTAGGAATATAAGATTATGAAAATTTCTACAGAAAAATTTTTACAATCATCAGGTTCTAAAAATCTGGATTTGTTAGCTGCTGTTAAAATAAACGCAGCTAAATTAAGTCAAACTAAGATGATGTTAATGCAAAAATCTAAAAAATTATCGGCAGAAAATATTCAACTCTTAGGTG